GTGGATGACCCACGCGCTGCGGGGGTGGGTGTGAATAGATTTCTTAGTGACCCCACCTGCTCAGCGTTTATAATTTTATTATCAGATTGGAGCTGCGCGCTAACATTTTCAGGGCTTTTCATACGCTCAAGCAAGCCCGGTGCTATGCTGCTAGCGTGATGGATCAGCTTCTTAGCTCGAAAGCTCACAGCCTGCTTGGTCAGTCCCATACGCTTAGCCAAATCTACCTGTGTAGGGGCATCAGTGGTCTGCAGAATTATACGCACCAAATCAAAATGATGCTGCACTGCCTTGTCAGGTGATGCGCCAAGCATAGCTAGCACATCAGATATAATCTCCTGCACCCTTTCCTTGGTCACCCAAGTATCGTCAATAGAAGTGGTCTGGTCTTCAGCGCGCCTAGGGTCTGCCGTAGCAAACTTAGCATCCTGATCATAAACAGGGAAGCTATACCTAGGCAGTGGCAGCTCCCGGTAAGGGATAACAGGTGGGTCAAGCGCCCTATACTCAGCCTGCTTAGCCTTAGGCAGACTATCAAACCAGCTATCAAACTCAGCTTCCTCAGGTCTTCCCTCAGCATCACGCAGCTGCTGTAGGTGTTCCTTAGTCCTGCGCTTGGTTGGATCAGCTGCCACTGTCCCCAGACTTATACACAATCTGGCAAACTCAAGGGACTTTGTTCCAGCGTTTAGTCAGGTTATCAAACCTTAGGAAGCCATACCTGACTGCATACACCCTTAGGCGCTTGAGTCTGGCAGGGGTAGGCTCAGCCCCGGCAGTCTTCAGGGCTTCACCCATCAGCTGCCTGCTTAGGCTAGCTGGGAAGGCTTCAGGCAGGCTTTGGACTATCTGCCCTACCCTTGACACCTTCTGAGCCTTCAAAGCCTTCCTAGAGGCAATCAGGGTGCTTAGGTTAGCGCGCATAGCTTCTGGCTTAGTCTTCCACTGCTTAGCCCAATGCTGCAGCTTCTGCCAATGTCTTCTAGTCTTCTTAGCCATATGATCTACGCTTAAGGGGTGTGGGGATGGGATAGGGGGTGGCATCCCCTGCTAGCGTCAGCGATTAAGCAGGGGGTATAGCCCCCTATAATACCCTTTAGGGTATTAGGTCTGTGCCGGGTCTGGTAAGGGGTGTGCATAGGGGGCAAGCTCAAGGGGTTAAGCTGAGCGCTCAGACTTCCTCAGAAGGGGGCGGCAGGTCATTAATCTCCCACTTGATTTCACCCCTAACCTTGCTGTGCCTGATCCGTAGTGACTCAGTAAAGTTACCCTGCTTGTCCTTCATCCCTGCCCTGCTGCCGCGCTTGCCTAGCTTAAAGACGAAGTGTGGCAGCTCAGGGTCTTCCCTTCTCAAAATGGCTGTGCTTCTAAACCAATTGGCTAACTCACTGCTCCCGGTAAAGTCATAGGTGCTAAGCATACTGCTCTGGTCTTCCTTCTTTCTGGGGGGCTTATTCTGGTGGTGACCAGCTATGAGGCAGCACCCGGTGCGCATCAGGATAGGCTGCAGGATATGCCGCAGGAAGTGGCTGCAGAAGTCCTGCTTGGATATGTCCCCACCACTGAAGCCTAGAAGGGGGTCAACCACTGCGCAGTCAATCTGGTGGGTAGTAATCAGGTCTTCCAGCAGCGCGCCAAAGGCTTCCCCGGTCTTCACAGCTTCCCGGTAGATAAAGACGCGCTCACGCAGCAGCTGATTGTCAGTGGGGCTGAGCTGCATAGCCTTGAGGCAGTCCTGAAGCTGCTCCCCTAAGTCCCCGCCATCATTCTCACTTTGCAGGATCAGCATACGCAGGGGGCGCACAGGCTTCATACCCCACAGGTCACGCCCAAGCGCCCAGCTGATGCACAGCTGAGTCAGTAGGGTAGACTTCCCCGCGCCTGCCTGCCCTGAGAATAGCAGGCTACCACCTTTGCACAGCCAGCGCTTACCCACTAGGGTATTGGGGTCATTAAATCGGTCAAAGCTACACAGCTCATCCAGCTCCATACGCTGTGTGGTTTCTGAGCGCTTGCCGGACTCAAGGATGAGCTTGGTGCTAGCTTGGAAGCTGGCTGCTAGCTCAGCTGGGCTAAAGATGCCTGACTGTGCCTTTGTGTGCAGCTCCTTAGATGCGTAGATGAGCCTGCGCAGGCTGAGCTTGTCCTTAATGATCGTGACTGCCTTGGACACATTAGGGGAAGGGGCAAACAGCTTCCCGGTCAGCTCATTTATGTAAGGGACACCCCCAGCCATATCCAGCTGCAGGGTGGTGCGCAGCTTGTCAGCTACTGCCAGCTCATCAGGCAGCGCGCCTTCCTCAGCTACCTTCTGGCAGGCAAGGTAGATCAGCTGGTGCTTAGGCTCAAGGAAGTCAGAAGGCTGAAGGTCTGCCTTGAGGCAGCTGGTCAGCGTTGGCTTGTCCTGCGCGCTGTCCACAAGGATTGAGGCAAGCACAGTCCTTTCAGCATCCAAGTCACAGGGTAGGTTGTGACCGGGGCTAGGTAGGTTGGTCATAGGTGGCTGTTCAGATTGTGGGCAGTGTGGACAGCTTTGATACGCTCACCCAGCATCCTGATAATTGGCACAGCCATAGAATTACCACAGGCAATCTGGCGCAGGTGGTCAGGACATTCCTCAGCTGGCTTACCCTTCCAAGGGATTTGGGTATGATTGTCAGGGAAGCCCTGCAGCCTTTCCCATTCTACGCTAGTCAGGTGGCGCGCCTTGCCGTCATAGGCTACGCAGGGGGTCTGATCCCCGGTGCTGGACTTGAGGCAGGTAATAAACCTGTCATCAGGCGTAGCACCTGCGCGCCGTCTCAGGTTGCCAATCTGAAAACCAACCATCTTCAGGTCTGGCTGGCAATCAGGGTAAGGGCTTCCTTGAGCGTGGGCGGCAGTGTCTTCCCCAATGCTGCTGAGCGCGTCAGCATCTCCCGGCATAGCTTGGGGCTTAAAAAGCACTTCTGCGGAATGTTGGATGCTTGTAAGGTTTGCGATAAGGTAAACGCGCCTGCGGCGCTGGGGCAGGGGTCTAGGGCTTCCTTGGTGTCTAGCGTCCAAAACTCTCCAGCAGCAGCCATACCCACTGCTGACCAGCTGGTGCAGGAAGCTTCCAAAGTCCCTGCCGCCGTTTGTTGAAAGACAGTTTGGGACATTTTCCCAGACCACCCACTGCGGGCGCAGCTGTTCAATGAGCTGGAGAAAGACAAGGGTAAGGTTGCCCCTTGGATCGGCGAACCCAAGTTTTTTGCCGCAGATACTGAATGATTGGCAGGGGCTTCCACCAATGAGAATGTCAGTTGAGCCGGGTTTGAGTCCCCAGCTGGCGTGTTTGGTAATGTCTCCATAGTTTCGGGTTTTGGGAAAGCGCGCAGCAAGCACTGCTGATGCGAAAGGATTGATCTCAGAAAAGCCTACAGCTTCAAAGCCTAGATCGTGCCAAGCAACTGAGGCAGCTTCTATGCCACTGAAGGTAGAAAGGTAGCGCATTGTCATAGCGGGTATGTATTGGGTGACTAGGGCTGGGGGTCAGGCAGCCTTGTGTCAATGGGTTTGTCTGGGTTAGTGCAGTTTGATGTTAGGGAGGTTGCAAATATTATATTCCACCCAATCCCGCGCGTCTTCCGGGCTGAGCTTATACACGCGCCTAGTCACGCTAACCAGCTTATCAAAGTCATACGCAAGCCTGCCTGACTTGATCACTAGGGCGCGGTCATACTGCTTGGCAGGTTCAACCCTGCACCTGAGTCCAGAAGGCTGGGGCAGTTTAGTTTTCATTTTGCGGGGTGGATGGTGATGAAGGGATTGTGCCGGAAGTGTTCACGCACATAACGCTGCGCCTTGGGCTGGGTGGTCTTAAGCAGGCGCTTGGTGATGCTGACAAGCTTAGGGTAGTCATACCCCAGCCTGCCTTTACGCTCCACCAGCGCCGGATCATAAGCTTGGCTTGGCATCAGGTAAGCCCAATGATCAAACCTACTGCCCTTGGCGCGCAGCATCAGAAAGGCGGGGCTTCCTGCGCGGGGGAAATACGGACTGCGGGGGCAAACTTGGTCACCTTGCTAATCCGGCGGGTCATACCATCAGCAAAGGTCACATCTTCCTGCACCACAGTCACCTTAAGCCAGCAGCCAGCTGCCTTGTTAAGATAGTCAAACAGACCCTGCTCATCCTTGGGCGGCAGTCCCATCTTCTTACCTGTGGCAGTGCAGACAAAGGCAGCAGCGCGCTTCAGCGCACCTTCAGTGCTGCCGAAAAATGTGTCATTAATCTTCTGGCTGTCTTCAGTGACCATCAGCACCTTAATCTTAGGGTCACCCTTCTGGGTTTTGCTGCAGTCTTCAGGACGCACCTTGCAGGCGCGCACAGTGTATTCACCGGGCTGGCTGATCGTCACCAGCTTGGGCTTATTGGCATTGTCATTCATAGCTTAGTTATTGGTAGGAGAGTTAGGGGCTTTGTGGGTCAGCGCTTCAAGCTGGCTGAAGATCCATTCAGGGTCTTCCTGCACAGTCCGCATCACATTAGAAGACTCAGGGTCAGGAAAGTCATCCACACAGCGCACATAGGTAGCCTTACCAATGCGCGTGATGCTTACCACCTGATTGACCTGCAGCCAAGTCCTGATGCCGCTGAGCAGCGTAAGCTCAATAAAGATTGGGCGCATAGGTTTAGGCAAAGGTGATAGCTTCAATAGCGTCAGCCTTCCAAGGCTTCAGCTGGATCACTTCCTTGGGATACAAGGGGAAGCTGTTGAAGGAAGTGCAAGCCCGGTAGGTTTCAATAGCCTGCTGCACCAGAACACCACCTTCAGCCAGCAGCTCAGCGCTCAGCTCAAAGGTCTGGGTGGCATTGGGCGCGGACTTCTCTACGCAGCGCATACGGAAGCCCTTAGGACGGAAGCCAAACACCTGCTTGAACATAAGGCAATAAAACGCCCCCTGCAGGTGGTAGCCCCGGCTATACACTGTGCTTAAAACCTTCTTAGGCGTAAGGTAGTCGTTAAAGGTCTTCAGGTCTTCAATCCAGCCATCAGCAGTAATGAAGTCCAGCTGCGCCTTCAGCGGCACATCAGAATAAGTGCAGGTCAGGCTCAGCTCAGTGGCAATAGGCGTGACCCCATAGTGGGCAAGCTCAGCAGCCAAAGCCTTACCACAGGCAACTGCCTGCTCATACTCATCCCGGTCAGCCACGATCTTACCCGCGCTGATCTGGTCAAAGTTATCCCACCAAGCAATAGCTTCAATGGTTTCAGCCTTTGGCTTCTTAGCTTCACGCTGCTTCTGGGTGGGCTTCTTAGGCGCGTCTTCCGGGGTGCAGATCACCGAGCTGGCGAACAGCTCAGGCTCAAGGACAAACATATGGGTAAGCTTACCAATCCGCAGGGCTTCAGTTTCCTTCTGCGGGGCAAGGGTGTTTTGCAGGTAGTGACCGGGCGAAACCAATAGGAGCTTGGCGCGTGTCTGGTTAAGCGCGCTGTGCGCATCATAGTCAGCCCTTGTCCAATTGGCAGTAGGCAGGGCTTCAATCATTTGCTTGGTGATCATTATTTTTTCTTAGGTTTGGGTTTTGAGGAAAGGTTATCAGGGGCAAAGGTCTGCGTGATGAAACCACTGTTTAGCATACAGCAGAAGGTCAGGCAGTCAGTAGCTGTATCAAAGCGCAGCAGCTGACCATTGAAAGAAAGGAATAGCGTATTAGCGTTGCCGCGCTTGATGGTCACAAAGTGCTTGGTAGTGCCGTTAGCGTCCTGACCGGGGCAGGGTGTGTATTCAGTGTGGTTGCTCACAGGCTGACCCCTTTCTGGCGCAGCTCACGCTTGAAGTCCTGACCCTTATAGCCCAGCTGGATCAGCAAGCGGTCACGCTCAGCGCGCATAGCGTCAATGTCTTCAGGCAGTGCAAACAGCTTGACCTTATTCTGGATACGCACCCGCAGCTTAGGTCTGCCGTCCACCCAGATAATATGGTGGTTGCGCGGGTCTAGGCGCGCAGCCCTTTCGTTAGGGGTGTTATGACCGCAGCTGAGCAGGGACTTAACCTGATCTTCAGACAGACCAAGCGCAGCAGCGCGCTCAGCAATCACTTCAGGGGGCAGTGTGGGTGGGGTTTTCATTTGGGTAGGTTATCAAAGGCAGCGTCCCAAGCTTGGACAAGCTCAGGGTAGGCAGGTCTAGCTTCCTGCACACCATAGTTAAAGCTGGTAATCTTCCACTGCTTCAAGCTGTCACGCATAGCCCTGCCAGCATCAATCAGGGCGGTCAGGGTTTCATCATTCACGCTGCGCTGCACAGCCTGCTGGCTGACATACCACTTGAGATCAAGGCGCACTGCGGTCAGCTCGTCTAGTATGGTCTTCAGGTGACCATTAAGGCTGTGGTTATCCTCAGTGACCCTGCCCAGCTCAGCCTTGAGCGCGTCAGCCCGGTCACTGTATTCCTTAGCCAGCTTGCCAAGGCGCGCAGCTTCATAGGCAAGCCAATCAGCTTGGGACTTGGACTGCTCAAGCTGCTTATACAGGTGCTGCTCACTAGCTTGGCAGGTCTTCAGGGTTTCCCACAGCACAGTAAAGGTATCCTTGCTGACAAACTGTGGGGTGTGCGGGTGTTCAGGCTCAGACATTGTAGCGCGCTTTATAGATGGTCACAGCCTTACGCAGCTGCCTGCCGGAGAGAAAGAAGACCTTGCGCATATGCCGGGGCTTAAAGCCTTCAGACACCACAAGCTCAGCAGCAATAGCCTTCTCACCACTGCCATTGATCCATTTGCTTTCCTTCACTTCACCAGCCAAGTCCCACAGCTTCTGGCAGCTGTCAGTGACCGGGCGGCAAGGGTTAAGCTTAGGGTTATGCTTAGCCATTGGTTTGGGACAGCTCAGTTTCAACAGCCTTGGCAAAGGCAGCGCGCATAGAAGGCTGGCGCAGCGTATTAATATGGGCTTCAGCAAGCGCTTCAAGGGGCGCACCATCAGGAAGCCAGCCCTTGCGCACTAGGATAGCTTCAGCTGCTTTCTTCTCAGCATCAGTGGTCAGCCAATCAAAGCTGACTTCACGCCTGCTGTCATCAGCGCGCTGGTGATTGGCGGCGGGCTGAGCTGCCGGGGCGGTCTGCTTAGGGCTGCTGGCATAGGGCTGCTGCTTGCTGCCGCTATTGCCGTCATCATCCTCCAAGTCCGCAGCCACACCACACAGGGTAGCCAGCTGGTAGCGCTTCAGGTAGCTCATAGCAGATCCAAGCGCCTGCAGGGTCAGACCTTCAGACTTAATGCCAACGCTTTTAAAGTCCCAGCTGTGACCGCTAGTGTGGAAGACCTGCGCGCTGATGCTAATACGCCCATCCTCAGTGCTAGGGATCTGGATGATAGCCAAGCCATACTTGGCAAAGGTGGGTTTGACGATCTCCAGCAAATCCGAAAGCGCAAAGTATCTGCTGCGGAAGTGCGGATTGACGCGCAGGGCGCGAGCGTTGGCACAGCCAGCCACTGCAAGGACAAGCGCCTGACTAGGCGTGAGGTTTGCAGCTTCCGGGGCGGGGGTCACAGGGAGCAGGCTGGCTTCAGTCTGCGGGTCTTCATTCTGGGTCTTAGTTTTCTTAGTGGTCATAGCGGGTTATTATTTGGATGGGAAAGGAAAGCACCCGGTCGGATTTGAACCGACAGCCCCCTGTTTACAAAACAGGCGCACAACCATTGTGCTACAGGTGCAGAAGGATCAGGCAACAGGTTTTTCAGGCTGCGGGTTTTCAATGGCGCTGATGTATTCAGCAACCCGGTCAGCAGTGATGCGCATAAGCACACCCTTGCCCTTGCTCAGATTGTAATAGCTGACACCATTGACCACCACAGGCTTGAGCTTGCGCGCAAAGCTGCCGTCAGAAAGCAGGATGTAGCTGGTGCTGCCTACCTGCGTATAGCTAGAGGCAGGGGACTTGGGGTTTTTCTTATCAGTCATAGGTTAAAAATTAAGGAAGGGGTGCTGAGACTTGAACCAATCTGCAATAAGCAGCGCGTCTGCCGTTGCTAGGGTCAGCCCTTCAGCATCAGGGTAGCGCCTGCTAGCTTCAGCTTTCAGGGCAGCTTTCCATTGGGCTTGCGTCCTATTGCCCTTTGGGATGCCCAAGGGGGCTTGCCACTTCTGGGGGGTCACAAGGATCACCGGGTGCTGCCGTCCTGCGCAGAAGCCTTCCACCCACCCGGCAGACTTACCCAGCTTAAAGGCAGCGCTGGAAGGGATAAGCCTGCCCACAAAGGGTGGCACTTTCTCTATGACCACAGTGCAGCCAAAGGGCAGAATGTCCTGCAGCTCAGCAAGGTCTTCAGGCATCTTATGCAAGCTGATGGTGGACTGATTACCAGCTACAGTGATTACTGCCACACCCCCAGACATTCCGGGGTCAATGGCTGCAAAGGTGTAGGGTTGGCTTGGGATATGCAGGTTGCTCAAGTGCGTTGGTCTTAAAGTTATCTTAGGTGTGCTGCCTTCTGCTTGGTGATGCTAGGGCATCTGGCAAAGTCAAATGACCTTTGTGCGTATCCCTTGAAGCCTAGATTGTGTATGGCATACAGATCAGCTGGGGTGGGGGTGCGCCCGGTAGCCTTCCTGAACCTAGCTGCGTTAAGCTCCAGCCAGCTGTGCAGGTAGGCTTGGCTGCAGGCTGCGTTATAGGCGTAGCTATAGGGGTAGGTAGGCAGACCCCTAGCTGCGCGCCAAACGCCTGTGTCCAGCCAGCTAGCTAGGTGGAATTGGGCAAGCCCTGCGGCAGCACCATTGTCCCCGGTCACCCAAGCCCTGCCGCTAGACTCAATAGCTATGATGCCCCTGACTAGCTTAGGGGTCACTGCCGGGTCAGCAGCTAGGGCTGAGCTGCATAGGATCAGGGAAAGCAGGCGCATCATTTTTTGCGCACAGGAGTTAGCGCCCCCTTAATCGTTTCCCCATTGTAAAAGGTGACATTCCAGCTGAGGCAGATAAAGCCCCCATAAGCAATATGCACATCAGTCCAAGCTTGGGTGACCCCTTCCGTAAGGCTCAGCCTTTCCTTCAGATCAGCAGCCCAGCCCTTAGCAACCTTGAGCGCGCTGCGCTCAGTGTGGTCACCATCAATCAGCCTATCATTTAAAAAGTATAGCTCCTGAATGAGACAGTGAACCTGCCAATTTACTTGGTCTTTAGACATAGCTTGTGGGTAGTTTGTGAATAGGTCAGGGGTTGGCATAGGCTAGCCTTATTTATCCCAGCGTATGCAGACCAAGCTGGGGTGACGCAGTGACCCGGCAGGGGTCAGGCTCAGGCAGCTGACTTCAGCCAGCGCGCCAATGTATTTAGCTTGGCTGTCATAGATTTCCTGCCGCAGCTGGTCTGACATACCTGAGCCAACCCGCACAGGCTTGCCGTTATAGGTCACCAGCAAGCTGCCAAGTGTGCCGTCAAGTCTGCCTGTGCCGGGGATGAAGCCCACCACCCTGCAGTCATAGGTCTGGCTAGGCTTCACCTTGATCCAAGCGCGGGTGCGTTTGCCCTGTGTATAGGTAGCATCTACATCCTTGAGCATCAGCCCTTCAAAGCCTAGGGCTAGCGCGTCTTCCAGCAGGGTGTCTGCCTGCAGCTGCAGGTCTGAAGTGGTCAGGGTATCAATCACCGGGGTCATACGCACACTGTCCTGAGCGCTGCCCTTCATCCCAGCGTTTTCAAACATAGTCTCAAGGCAGTCCCTGCGCAGGCAATAGGGGACTCCCTCACTGTCACCCCACCCATCTACTGCAATCAGGTCAAACAATGTAATACAGGCTAGCTCAGCTGCCTCATACTTCTGGCGCAGCTTGCCCACCCCACTAAAGAAGTCAGTGCCTGCTGTAGCTTCCCCATCCATTACCACCTTAGACCCGATTGCCACAGCCAGCTTGAGTATGTCAGGGGTCAGGGCTTCAAGGCTGGTCAGGGGGTTGCCGTTCCGGGTGTGGTAGGTCACCAGCTGCGCGTCAGGGTCAGCAGTGATAATCACCCTGATACCATCAAGCTTAGGCTCAATAGCCCAAACCCGGTCAGGCAGGTTGCTCAGGCAGCTGAGCTGCGCGGCAAGCATAGCTTTAGGGGCGGTCATAGGTTCAGCGCTTGCGGGTGGTCAGGCTGTTGCAGGCAAGGGCAAGCAGCAGGATCAGGGTGAAACCTAGGGCTAGCAGCCCCATCCCCTTGAAGTAGTTAGCTTGGGCTTCAGCTAGGGTGGTCTTAGCAGGCTGGGTGGTGTGTGACTTGTGTGTTTTCATAGGGCGGGTGTAGGTAATGGGTTAGCTCCAGATACCAGCAGCCTTGTCCCAGCTGCCTACCTTGCTGGGTCTGCGGGGGGCAGTGCCTCTATGGGTCAGGCAGCTGCCGCTGCGCTTGAAGGTGCGCAGGGAAGGGGGCAGCACCCGGAAGGTGCGCAGTCCGGCAGCAATCAGCTTCCAATAGTCCAGCTGCTCAAGGGTGCGCTTCTGGATCGCAAGCGCGTCAAGCCAAGGCTGGGTGTTAGGCTGGCAGTAGGCAACCAGCGCAAGGTCTTCAAGCTTCCGGGCTTCCAGCTTCTGCACCCAGAAAGGCGCAGCGTATTCCAGCTGGGCGGGTGTCCAAGTCTTCAGGTCAGTGCGGTCAGTAGGGGCAGTGGGCTTCATAGGGCGGGTGGTCATAGGTTAAGATTAGCGGGTGTAGAAGGAAGGGTGCAGGTCATTCCAGAAGTAGCGACCAGCTGCCGGGTTATGTTTGATGATCAGCTGCTGCACAGCCATAGAGCTGTCAGCCCCATCAGTCTTCACGCGCTCAGTCAGGATAGCGTCAGCTTCAGTCAGGGTGTAGCGCAGGGACTTGGCTACGGCAGCAACCTGCTTCTCAGACAAGCTGCCCCTTTCAAACAGCTTCCAGAGAATGTCAGCCCGGAAGGTGGCAGCGCTTTGGGGGTAGCCAAAGCAGTGCTTGGGGTTGAAGGACTGCACCAGCGCGATCACCAAGGGGCAGGCAGCAAGCGCGGCAAGCCTAGGCTCAGCAACTTCCTTGATGATACGCTGCTGCTCAAGGTGGGCTTCCCGGCGCTGCTGGTAGGTGCGCTGCTCAGCAGCCATACGCTCACTGTCCAGCTCCTTACCCTTGAAGCGCAGGGCATCTACGCTGCAGCCAAGGTGGGTAGCTAGGCACTGACCGCCCCAGACCTTGCCTGCGTAAAGGTGTGAATACTTCAGCGCCTGACCGCAGCAGCTGCAAATCCCGGTGACTTCCTCAGGGTTCATAGTGGTAGTGCTTAAGGGATTACTTGATGAGCTTGGCGGCAGCAGCGCAGCGATCAGCGCAGCGCTTAAGGATAGCGGGGAAGGCGTGATAAAACCAGCGAACGCCTTTGCCGTTATCAGCTTCAAGCCAAGCTTCACAGCTGGCAGCAGCCTGAGAGTAAAAGCGCGCAGCCTGCTTGTAATCCTTGCGGGCTTCACGCGCATATTCCTTACGCTTCTTTTCAGGATTGGTAGCGCAGCTAGCGTAAGCAGCTAAGGAGTCAGCGCCAAGGCGCATCCAATAGCCTTGGTTGCGTAGGTTAAAGGTTTGCTTCTGGAGCTGCGCCGGGGTGGGGGTGGTCATAATCGGGTTGGTCATAGGTCACCTAGCCTGCCCCTGATCTGCCTGCCGTCAAGCCCTTTGCCTAAGTCCTTTGGGACTGCCCCAGCGCTCAAGCTTCCACCGGGCGCGCTCAACCTTCCTAGCCTTCAGCCAAGCCAGCTTAGCCTGCCTAGCCCTTAGGGTCTTAGACCCCCCTAGCTTGCCCTTGGCGGGGGGTTTAGGGGGCAGCTTGGCTGTCTGCCTAGGTCTAGGGGGCATAGGGCTTCCTAGCCAATCCCGGCAGCTGGGGCTGTCCAGCCTACCCTTTGTAAACTTATACGCAGAAAAGTTTACAAACAGCCTACCTTTTAAAGCCATTTGTAAACTGCGTTAATAGCAAAGCCTTTTATTAACGCAGCCTTACGCGCCTATACCCCTGCCGCCATAGGGCTTCCACCACCACTGCGGTCAGGTGGCGCACTTTCTTCTCAGGGCAGTCCCAATCCCCGCAGTGCAGGCTTTCGTGGACAAGGCTGTTAAGCCTGCTGCGCTCAGTCCTGTGGTCAGGGTCAATACGGATTTCATACCTGTTGCCGCCCTTACGCTTAACCTTACCCCAGCAGTCTTCTGCCGTCAGGTCAGCTTCCACTATCTTCAGTCTTTTCTTTATCTTAGCCATTGGCTGCAGGCTTAAGCGCCCGGTAAGCAAGCGCGCCCCCAATCAGCACACAGCCAAAGGCTAGGGCTAGGCTTATGTCCCGGCAGGTTATCAAGGCTTGGGTGGCGCTGCTTAGGTTTTCCTGCAGGCGCTTATCATCAGAAGCAAACCCACCGGGCTGGTCAGGCGTGATGAGCAGCACCATAAAGTCAGCCTTGTGGATGCTGGTAAGGATAAAGTCTGCCGTCAGGTAAAGGGTGACCGCGCACAGTCCTGAGATCATCACGCAGCCTATCACAGCAATAAGCAGGTTATGCGGGTTGAAGCGTGAGCTGTCAGGATTACTTGGCATTTTTCTTTCCCTTCTTAGCTTGGGGCTTCCGGGGCTTCACAGGTTTAAGCTCAGCTTGGGCAGCTTGCACCTTAGCCTGCATCTTAGCCTTTAGGAATTGCAGACCATACTGCTGGATTTCAGGCGCGGCAAAACCAGCCACACCACAAATACAGACCCGCAGGTTTTCCTGCTCTACATAGGACTTGCTAGCTTGGTTCACAAAGTAGGCAGTGACCATAGCTGCGGCAGCTGATCGCAGCAGGTATCCCCAGCTAGCCTTTTCCTCAGACATTAGCTGTCTGGCAATCAGGGCAGACCCGCCCAGCGCGGCAGCTATGATGCCCTGTTTAATGGACTCATCCCCGGTCACTGACTCAAAGCCTGTGGGTGCGGCAGCGCTCATAGCTCAGGGGTGGTGGGTGGGGTGGTGTCGGTTTGCTTGGCTTTGCAGTCTTCACACCCACAGTCATAGTCTGGGCAGTCTTCTATGTTAAAGGGGCTGGCTTCCACCTTTGCAGCTGGGAACAAGTAGCGCCAGAGCTTGATGCTGCCAGCAACCATCCCCTGCAGGGCGGCAAGTCCGACCAGCGCGCAGACCCCTATGATGAGCCAGCTGAAAGCAGGGCTGTCCATTACCCAAGTCAGGGCGCTGCAAAGCATACCCCCAAGGATGACTAACCCGGCACTGAGCTTGCTGACACCCACCCAGCTGCCAAAGGCTAGCAGCGCCACACCCAGCGCGATCAGTCCAGCGCCCAAGGTGCTGAGCTGCTGGGCAATCTTATCTTTCCGCGCCTGCTCAATAGCCTTGTCCCGGTCAGACAGCTGGCGCTTCAGCTCAGTGATCTCAGCTGCGGACTTTTTCTGCTGGGCTTCCAGCTTAACCCATAGGTCATCTAGGTCAGCCTTCAGCTTAGCACCATAGGCTTTGGCTTCAGTATATGCCTTGGGGTCATTAAGCTGAATACGCTGCCGCACAAAGGCAAGGTCACCCGGCAGCACCATTGGTAAGTAGCTGGCAGCTACGGCAAGCTCAGCTTCTACGGCAGCAGGCTTCCCATCAGCATTGGCTTCACGCGCGCCTTGGATGCTGGCAGCAATACGCTGGTCAGCTTTGTCCTGCTTATTGCCAAAGGTAGCTGTGCTGTCTTCAACAGGCACAGGCGCGGGAGCTGGGGCTTCAGGCTTCTTAGACCCAGCGCAGCCTGCCAAGGCTACTGTGATGAGCAGCCAAAGCAGGCGCATAGATCACTTGCCGCGCAGCTTGCTGACCAGCGCCTTAGCTTTGGCAGTAAGCGCCTGAAGCTTGGCAGGGTTGTTAGCGAACACCAGCAGACCTGTGAGGAAGCCAGCAAGGAATGTAAGAAGGTAGCACATAGGGAAAGATTAGATGATGCGGGCAGGGACTGCGTAAGATACTGAATTCAAAGTGATAATGATTTCTTTTGGATAATCAGCATAATGGACTGTCCCAGATGTGGTGGGGTTATTCTGGGATGCAATGTGGTTAAGAGTGATACTGTTGGAGCTAAAAGTAAGGCTTGTAAGGGTGACATTGCTCAAAGTTGCACCTACCCCAGCAGTCAGGTTATTGCAAAGAATGTCCCCATAAAAAATACTGTCTCCGTAAACACTTAATTTTTTTGATGTGACAAAACCGACAGCCACACCAATACCAACATTACCCGAAGTATCAACCACAAGGGCTGATGTATCTGGGGTGGTGCTGTCTTCCACCAATAACGCAGCCCCTGATCCGAGCTGCGTAATCCTTAACGCTGGGTTAATAGTCCCGGCAATTGTCTGAATGATTTGCGGTGCGGTGTAGGTGTTTGAAGTGTTGGTATTAGCAACAGTCTTTTGAGTCCCAAGGGAGTCCTTAAAGTTAATGTTAGTAGCAATCCAAACATCACCCGCAACAGAGGTAGTGGGGGCAGTCCCCACGCCAAGGTTGAAAGAAGCAGACCCTGCTGTGGGTGCTGCTGCATTAATCTTTCCGGTGAAGGTTGCCCCAGACAGCAAAGCATATGGAGATAAATCGGGGCTTGTGGCAGCTGTGCTTTGCGTAGTGCCGTCAGGAAAAGTCAGACCACCACCATTGGTAGCCAGCACCAGCTTGCCGTCAAGGGGCGTAAACTTGTGCAGGTAGTGAGTCCCCGCGCCTGTGTCATTATAGGAGTCAATTACCAGATCAGCGTTAAGGATGTTCTTAATAGTAGGGGTCTGGATTTTCCCACTGAAGACAGGTTCAAACAAGTTAGCCTTGAGCGCAAGGGCTGTGTCCACCTGACTTGTGCTATACACACCAAGGTTAGTGCGCATAGTCCCGGCAGTGCCGTCAGCTAGGTTTTGGCTGAGCTTGAAATACCTGCCGTCTGCTGTGGTCTGGCTAAGGTAGCTATCAAGCACTAAGGGCTGCACAGCGCCTGCATCAATCACTGCATTTTGCAGGGTGCATTGGATTTGCAGGACAGTCAGCGTCTTACTGTCGCTGGTAATCTCCACTTCAAGGGAAGTCTCTACGGAAGCTGCACCATCCAGCAGGCTGATTGCCTCAGCTGTGTTAAGGTTAAGCTCACCCTTATAGCCTGTGAAGGAAAGCAAGCCAGCTGCGTCAGCTGTCAGTCCGGCAGTGGCAGGCTGAGTCTTAACAGTAATGTCATAGGCATAAGCGCCCACCTGTGTCACGCTAACCTTGCCGTCAGCCAGCGCGCCAATGGTCAAAGCGTTTTGCACATCCAGCGCGGAAGCTCCAACGCTGATAGCAGCGCTGCTCACATCAGTCCCGGTCTGCGCGTCAAAGGCTAGGCTGAAGCTGCCGCCCTTAGGGTCAGGGCTGATGCTGGCGCGGTAAGTGGCTTTAGTGCCGTCCCAAGCTGTCAGGCTTTCTACTGTGATCTGGCTGGCAGCTGTGGGGCTGAAGCTGGTAGCAAGTCCGGCAACAGTGCGCTGCAGGTGGACAAGGTAGATAGCAGGCTTATTGGCATCCCCGGTCTGCAGGCTGGCTACAGTGGCAGCGCTAAGGGGAATGAGCGCAGCACCATTGGTGGTCAGCTCAGTGCGCGCGCCCACAGTATTGAAGACAATGTTATAATTATCCCCAATCTTACTGACTGTCACCCCACCTGCGGCAGTGATGCTGGCAAGCAGGTTAAGCGCAGCCTGCACTACGGCAGGGGTAGCATTGAAGGCAAGGGCTGTGGTAGTGTCCCCGCCATAGCTCAGCGTCCAAGTGCCAGCTAGGGGGCTTTCATCAATCGCGCCAATGGCAACCCTGATGCCGGGGCTGGTGGGAAATCCAATCTCTTGCCGGGGGTAGGTGCTAAGCCCTGTGCTTTCCACTAGGTAAAGCTCCACAGTGGCAGTGTCACCCAGCGTGAAGACCGGGTTGCTCAGGCTGGTAGTCCCGGCAAAGTTGCCAAAGGCATCCCCTGTGCGCGGGTCAATAAACAGCTTAACGGCAGAAGGCAGGGGCATATTAGCAGGGCTTAGGTTTCAATGTTGCTGGAAGGTCAAAAGGCTTAAGGCAGGATCACTTCAGTAACCACAAACTCCTTAATGAAGACTAGGCTGTTTTCCGGCACTGTGTCCCCTGTTCCGGGTGGGCTTTGTCCCGGCAGCTCAGCTTCAGAAGTAATGGGGAAATCCAGAAACTTTATGGGCTGACCCTTAGCGTTATCCTTATCTAAGGTCACCTGCCAAGGGATAGTGCCGCCGTCATACTCCAGCACTTCATAGCGCTGTATAAAGTCCTCATCAAAGTAAGTGTCCACCTTACACCTATAGACAAAGCTTGGGGCTATTCCGCAAAACCTGTCCCAGAAAATTGGGAAGCCTAGGTTAGTGAAAGCATTGGAGTAAAGCCCCTGCTCAGAATAGCTAGGCTGCAATACCTTGATCCCTAATTTGATATGACCTTTGATGGTCGCGCCAGCTATGGTGGTTGTCTGCTGCTGCGTCTCAGCATCTACGCTGACTGTCTTCTTACTATTCCACCCACACAGCTCAGCGTTTACTTCCATACGCCACCAAGCAATAGCTTTAAAGGTGTTTTCCTTTGTCACATCATAGGAATAAAATGCAGGCTCTCTACGCAAGTAACCTGTGCCGGGTGACTCGTTATCTTCATACAGCATTTGGTTTCCTTCCTTATGATCAACAACCCTGTAGGACTCAGCGCGCGTATGATTGACTGCAAAGCTAAAAGGGTAGCGCTTACGCACTTCCTTCAGCATCTTAAAGCTGGTGGATTGGAACAGACCCTTAAGCCCATTGGTAGGGGGTGTGCCGCCATCCCAATACCAGCCCTTAATCACAGGCGCTACACCTTCCCTGATATAGTCAGCGCTAAAGAATATGTCACTATTATCAGGCTCAAATACCGGGTTAAGTGGGGGCTGAAAGCTGGGATCAAGCTGGCTAATTGTCTGCCAAGTCCACTGCCCTTGTGGTATTTCATCAATGTTAATTTCCGGCACTTCAGGCAGCGTGACTAGATAACCTGTGGGCATATTAAGTGTGCCGTATTTTGTCAGGTAGTTTGCTGGAAACCTATACCTATAATCAAAGCTTTCGTTTCTGCCAAAGGCATAGGCATCCATTGATGGCAGGCGCGGGTAAAAGGTGGGGTCAAGCTCAAGCCCGGTCAAAGGTTGCCAAGGGGTAGGCTCATCACCGGGGCGGTCTGCATTTTTGAAATAATGCGTCTCAGCCAGCGTGACCATAGCACCACCCTGCATCACATCAAAAATGTAATACTCAAAGTCATACTGATTGTCAGTGTAGGCATTATACATAGCTGCACTGTCTAAAGCGCCTTCGACAAAGTTAATGGGGATTGGGTCTTTACCATCCCAATAATTAACGCTGATTAAATCCAGCGCGCTATTAGCTGACTCATAACCTACCTCACCCTGCCCTGATGTGTTTAGGTTTCCAGCATACTCATAGTTAAGGACTGTCTTAAGTGGGCGCAGCGTGATCTGGATGCTAGGGAAAGACCCACCAGCCCCAGCTGCCACATCACCCTTGGTCTTATAGATCAGCTCAGGGTCACCAAACACGGCAGCACCATAGGTAGACCAGCAGCTGATTGAAGCAGCCAGCGCGCTCACACCATCATTCTTACCATCACCGGGGGTAGGGTCAGTGTAGCTGATTGAGTAGATAGCATTACCATTATCCCTAGGTTTATTTGCCACGCAGTTATCCCAGCTGGTGCTAGTCTCAGTCATTTCCACCACCCCAGAAGCTTCCCGGTCTTTCCCGATCTCACAGGCGCAAGCGCCTACCCGGTGAGGAATACCAAAGCTAATGCGCGTAGTCATATCAAATCTGGCTAAACCAATAATCCAGCTGGCTACCACATTCAAAGCGCTCACCCCACAGGCTACCTGTGACCAGCTGGTTGAAGGTGTAGACCTTGGCAGTGCTTTCAGGCACAGGGGTGACCTTGACCTTAGCCAGACCAACATAGGCTGTGCTTGCCGTATTGGTGGGGATGGTGCTGCCGCTAGCTAGGGTCACGCTGACAGACCCGGCAGGGAAAGGCGCGCCTGTGCTTTGGCTGGCAGGGATCGTAAGATAAACAATGCTGTCCCCTGAAGGTGCAGGCAGGTAAGCAGCAGGCTCACCAATTATGACACCAGCAACAGTGGGGAAGCTGTTATTAAAAGTGCCAGCGCTGACCCGCAGGATAGCCTGCCCTTCAGCTGTGCTGTCTTCATACACCCTGAAGGGGGTGTTAGGCGCAGACAAAACAACAGGGTCTATGACCAAGGACGCACCACCGGGGCTGTTTGTGTATGTGTATCCAACGCCTTGCTGTAGCATCTTAGTTAGATTTGGTATAGACCTTGTTATGGTAACCACCGGGGCTAATCCTAATGGTAAAGCTTACTTTGTATAGGTGGGCATACTTCTCATAGTTAAGCCCGGTAAGCATAGCGTATCTGTCGTGAAACTCAGTCATACCTGCATTACCCTTAGGCAGCACCACATCTTCCATACCGGGCATAGTCAGGAAGGTCTTACCCACCATATTGACCCCATCCTGCACCACTGACTTATTGGCTACATAGAAGGAAGCGCTAACTGAGCTGTCAGCGATCAGGAAAGATTTAACCCCCACCAGCCCATTTTTAACGGCAAGGTCTTTAGTCTCAGGAAAGGACTGCGTAGCTGTGTCCCAGCCCAAAGGCTTAAGCACTTTAAGGAAATCCTTATGCACTTGGATTGGCTGCGTCCCGGTAACCACATCACCCTTAATCTGGATAGTGGTGCGCTCACCTGTGGAAATCCCCACATAGTCTGAGGTTATCACAGCCCATCCACCCCTGCTGATACTGTAGCTGGATCGGTGACACTTAAGCCTGCCGTCTTCCGGGTGCGCGTCACCTGACTTGGGGGCTTTCGCACCAGCGCTACCTTTATCACATTTAAAGGTCAGCTTGGAAGTGAGCAGCCCAAAGCCATCATTCTCAATAGTCCAATCAGGCTGAAGCTCCAAGGAATTGCCGGAAGCCCCAGCACCTTTTTTAATTAGTTTAGTCATTAGGCGTTAAAGGTTGTTTGATTGATACCACCCTTGGTGAAGTCAATAGAGGTAGGGGCTTCAGGCAGGGTCTTGATGTTAAGCTTCTGCAGCTCAATTAGGATTGATTGTGAAATATCCAGCTGCTTCTGCTGAATGTCCAAGCCACTTAAAATGCTTTCACCAGCTAGACCGCCCCCGATCTCACGCAAGCTGGATACAGTCAGCTTGCCTGTGCCTTTGGCGTTTTCAGCGTCCAGCTTCTCTTTAGCGTCAAGCGCGTCACCAAGCTCTTTCTTGTCCTTGGTTTCCTTGTCCTTTGCAGCTTTGTCTACCTTCTCTTTGTCAGCAGCTTCCTTGGCATCCTGCTTGGGCTTTTCCTTGGCAGCAGCGTCCTTCTTATCCTTTTCAGTTTTGGCAGCTGCGGCAGCATCACGCACACGCTGGGCGGCAGCTTCATTAGTAGCCTTGTCAGCAGCCTTCTGATCCTCAGCGCGCTTCTTTAATATTTCACTGACCCTTTTCTGCATAGCTTCGTTTGAAGCCAATGCCCCGGTGCTAGCTCCACCATAGCCAGAAGCCCCAGCATATTCACCCACCATAGCCCTGCCTTCTGGGTCTGTTTCTAGGAAGCGCTGGGTCACTGCTTTCTTAGCGTCATTAAACTCCTCACGCGCTTTCTTTCTGCGTTCCTCAGCCTTTGCCGCGCGCAGCACAGCAGCTTCTTCTTCAGTCAGCCCTTCAGTGTCTACAAAGCCTTCCTTAAGCTTGGCAGCTTCACGCAGTGCCGGGAGCAGCTCCTTAGCCAAAGTCTCACCCAGCAAGGCAGTAGCCATTTGCATAGCGTCAGCTTCACTAGAAGCGCCTGAGATCGCTTTGCCCATACGCTCAATAACGGCAATAGCATCAAGGTTGCCTTTAGCCACATCCTCAGCAGCAAACCCAAGCGCGTCACGCAGGACTTTAGCAGCATCACTTAGGGGGTCTTTTCCTGCGTCAATCAGCTTAACAGCTTCAGTGTAAAGCTTGCCCACTTTCCCTACAGCTATCCCGGACTCATCAGCTGCACCCTTCAGGCGCTGCCATACTTCTACGCTAACACCTAGGTCAGCTGCGTCATCCTTAAGCTTAGCACCATTATCCACAGCTTCCTGCATACGCTTATTGTAGTCCTCAATATAGCTGCCAATAGCGCCGAAAGCTGTTTGCATAAGCGCCAAGGGAGCAGCAAAGGATAGGAAGGACTTAGCCACATCCTTACCAAAGTCCTTGATTTTCTTGTTAACTGTTTCAACGGCAGCGCTGGCTTGGTCTTTAGCGCTGATGTTAAACTCTAGACCTAGGGACATTGTTAAGGGGTGGGTTTAGGGTTGGCTTCTACTTTTGCCGATTGGTCAATCTGGGTAAGCTGGGCAATCAGGTCTTCATCATCAGTGCTGATAAACTCCAGCTTACTTCCCTGCTGGATACTGAAGGCAGCAGATAGCCAAAAAGCCTTTGCCTCAGGCATATTGAAAGCGTCCTGATAGCTCACCCCATTCCTCATCAGGTTGCAGGCAACTGAAAGCTCCCAAGGCACTGTGCTTGCCGCGCCTGATCGTCTGTCCTTTCTTTCCCAAAACTTTGGGTATGAGTCAGCCCGGTCTATATGTTTGATGAGCGCGGCACACCCCCTAGCCAGCAAAGGCTTTGACAGTGTGAGCTTAAGGTTAAGCCACTTGTCCCCAAGGGTGGGCTGGTCAATGCGCTCATCAGCGCAGACCTTCAGCGCCACAATTAAGTCAGCTGCTGTCAGCTCAGTCTGATCCTGCAGGAAGGGACTCCCTATGCCTTCAAGGAAAAGCCTGTGCCGGAGGCAGAAGGGCTTGAGCCTTTTGCCTAGGATTACTGTGACGGCAGGCGTAAGGAAGGCAGAAAGAAAGCGCTGGTCAGCCATAACCTTAGGCTGCCAGCGCTTCTGGTGAAAGCAAAGCTAAGCTCAGCGCTTAGGAAATACCTTCATAATCAATGGCTGTGATGCTAATACGCATATAGCCCTTGGCTTCACCGCGCTCCTCAATGGACTGAATATGCCCAGAGAAAGCAATGCCATTACCTGTGAAGGTAAGGTTGTCACCAATGTTCGCTGTGTAGCTGGAAGGCACTAGACCTTCAGCAGAAAGGGTGGTGCGCTCATCAGAGTAGCGCACACCAATCACCACACCCGCAGCGTTAGTGACTTCATCAGCGTTAGCAAAGGACTTGCCTACAGAGTAGCTTTGAATTGTCAGCCCGGTGATAGTGCCATTGATGCCGTAAATATGGGCTGTGCCCTTCTGCGTAGTTGCCACTGTGGTATAGGGTTAAGGGTGAGGAAGGTTTACCAATGCAGCCCAAGTCAAACAGCGCTCAGGACAATAAGGACTTCAAAGGTAAGGGTGCTGTCAAAGCACCTTTCCCCGCGCCCTTCCTGCAGCCCGGTCAGGGTAATGTCATAGCAGCTGGCATCACCCTGAGCTGTGAACACAGCCTTAAGCCCCGGCAGATCAGACAAGCTGCCTAGCACATCCTGAACAGCAGCCCGGTGGGTAGCGCGGGGGGTGTCATCAATCTGGGTAAAGACCCCAATGCTGACTTGGCAGTTATAGTTTCCTAGACCTTGGGCAAACCCTGTGGGGTAGCTGGCAGACTCACAGGCAACCACAATGCTGGGTAGCTGCAGCTCCTCAGCTGTCTCACCATTATTGATATGGTAGGCAGCAAGGGAAGTCTCAGCTGTGAGCTTGGCGGCAAGCGCGTCTTCAATAATGCTTAGGGGGCTTTTGATACTCATAAAGGTTAGGTAGGCTTCTGGGCTTTGTTAGCCTTTTCAATGGCTATGCGCATAAAGTGATTGAGCCTGCGCTGCAGCTTACCAGCGCGCGCACCCATAACATAGCGCCTAGTCCCGGCTAGGTAGCCAACGCCAAAAATGTCCCCTAGATCATTACGCACAGTCATCATCACATTATTGCTCATAGTCTGGTATTTGTTCAGACCTACAAATCCGTGGTTTGCGTTATGGCGCGTGATCCAAGTTGGCAGCTTCCGCAAGCCAAAGGCTTTGTCCATTCCGTTAATCTTAGGTTTACCAATCTTATGGATAGCAGCAACCCAGCCAGCTTTCATCCAGCCAACGCGCTTCTGCCGTTTCTTGATATAGTCCTTAATTACTTTTACCGGGGCAAAAGCGTAGCTTTCACTAGCACCCATCAACTGCTTGCCGTTGCTGGTCTTCCTGATGCGTCCTTTATACAGCCCCCTAATGCGATTGTGCCGCGCTTCTAGGCTAGGCTCATTAAGCACCTGATGGTTGCGCGATCCGTTAAACTTACGCAGCAGGACTTTAGCGCGCGCAAATGAGCGCCGCACATCCTGATCCTGCCACAGCTTCATTATGATACCACTAGACTTGGGGGGCTTTCCCTGCCGCCAAGCAACATACTTTTCAAAAGCACCAGACTTGGCATTTACAGCAGTGGCAGCGCTTTTGCTGTCTTCAGTCACAATGGTTAAAATGTCATTAGCCACAGCCCAATTACCCCAGCGCTCAGCAACCTTTTTATCACCCTTGCCCCCGGCATCACCATCAAGCGGGGGGCTGTGGTTGATAGCTTCACGGCAGGTCAGCGCGCCTTCCTCTTTCACAAGGTCTTCAGTCAGCTGCCGGGTGTATGCGCCAAAGTCATTAAAGGACTTAACCAGCGTAGCAGCTAAAGTCCTGTTAACCTTAATGACTATATCAGCCATTAGCGCTGGTCAGCGTCCTGACACTGCATTTGCAGCCAAGCACTGCCGGGTTTGTAAGTGAAGGCTGTGACCCGGTAGGGGCGCGCATCAAAGGTCAGGCGCTTGCCGGGTTGCATATGGGACTTGGCAGCTAGGGCAGCTGTGGTAGCTGGCACTTTGATTAGCGTAGTGATCTTATCCATTAGACCCCCTTGCTCAAGGCTGGGGGTAAGGGTGGGGTCACTAGCCATAGCTGCATAGCTTACGCTATTGATGGTGACTGTCTGCCCTGCCTCAGCGCAGATAGCCTGCGCGTCAGCTAGCCACATAGCTGCAAGGTTGCTGTCCATACTATTGCCGGGACTGACAAGCAGGGCAGGCTGTCCTAGGGGTCTGGCTTGGCTGTGGCAGGCTTTGCCGGGGGTGGGTGCTACCCTGATACCAACCAAGCTAGCCAAGGCGCACAGGCACAAAAAAGCCCACCCTGTTTCCAAGGTGAGCTTGATCTGAGCTGAGCGCTAGACTCAGGCGCTGCAGATACGCTTAGCCGAGGAAGCGCGACCCTTACCGACACCAAAGCGGATAGCGGCAGACAGGCGCACAATGCCATCAGTGCCCTGAGACTTCAGCACCTGCACAGAGATACCAGAGGCATCAGAAGCAGTGGAGACTTCACCGGGGAACATAGAAGCATTAGGCAGCGCCATAGCCACGCAGACCGCATCCTGACCCAGCGCAATGCCCGCCAATCCTTCAGAGTTACCCGGAAGGTCAGTGAACTCATAAACACCAAAGTTAGACACAGTGCCAATAACACCTGTCTGAACGATAGCAGCAGACTGACCAGCGCCATTGAAGGGAGCAACCAGCGTAGCGTCCTTGCGGAGAGCGCCAGCATAGGTGCTGTTAAGGAGCAGCGCGCGAGCGTCAGAAGCCTTGGCAATCGAAAGGTCAGTGTTAAGGTCAACCACTTGAGAGTAGTTGAAGTTAGCGGCAGTGATCACTTCACCAGCGCTGTAGTTAGCGACAGTGAAAAGATTACCAATGCGCTTGTGGCACTCAGCAACCAGCTCATTAACAGCCTGCGGAACAAAGGCGTTAATCATATAGGCTTCACCATACTCAGCCAGATCATCAGGAGCAAAGTCCTTGGTGCTGTGCAGGTGGACAAGCGTGACTGTCTGGGAAGTCAGGGAAGCTTCTTCAGCTTCGTGATAACCACCAGCAGCCTTAGAAAAGACCTTGGCAGAGCCACCACCAATAAGGCTGACCTGCATAGTCTTACCGACAGCAGTAGGGGTGAGGTTTGTGGAGAAGGCAGAAAGGACACCAAGGCGTCCCTTAAGACCAGCAAGCACCTGTTCAGCAAGAACAGCGGGAGCAGCAGCGATCGACATAGGATTAATATATTAGGGTTAGAGGGAAAAATTATTTAGTGGCAGTCAGCACAGCAAGGTGCTGACGGAAGAAAGCCTGACGCTCAGCGCCGGGCTTCATACCAAGGAAGGTCTTACGGATTTCATCAGCGCTAGGCTTAGCCTGTGTAGCGCTGAGATCGTCAGAAGGGCTGACGGCAACCGGGGAGATACCAACGCTAGAAGCAATCTTGGCAGCTTCCTTGGAAGCGCTGACCTGATGGGCAAGGGCTTCAGCAAGCTGCTTCTGCAGCTCAGCCTTCTCAGCTTCAAACCCGGCAAGCTTCTGCTCAAGGGCTTCCACTGTCTGCTTATTGCCTTCAGCAACCTTAGTCACTTCAGCAAGCGCAGCCATCTTCTCAGCAGCAAGGGTTTCAAACGCGCCCTGCAGCTCAGCCTTCTCAGCCTGCACAGCACCAAGGATAGCCTTGGAAGCAGCAAGCTGGTCTTCAATGGTAAGAGATTTGGTTTCCATTCTGCTTATGCGTCTGGAGTCAAAAGCTCACTTGGCTTTGGCAACCTTGGCTGTCTGGCTTCCGGCAGCATATGACTGCCCTTCCAGCTGGGTAAGTAGCACCTTAAGGGTGGGGGCTAGCCCGGTGATCAGGTTGCGCGCAGCTGCGTCCTTACCAGACAAAGCCTGCCCCTGCATATCCTCAGGCTTAGCAAGCTTACGCTTCTGCAGGACAGCCTGCTTAAAGGTGTCCCCAGCCTTATCTACTTCAGCTTGGGTCAGGGCTTCCTGCTCATCAGTCAGGGAAGTCCCAGCCACACCCATTCCTTTGAAGGGGCTGGAGGAATTACGGAAGACCTTAACCTTGATGCCCATAGCCTTAGCCTGCTCAGACAAATCAGTGCTTACGCTGTATACGCCAATCGCCCCCACACTGCTGCTGGCTGATGCAACCACCCGGTCACTAGCACTACCGATCCAGAAGGCAGCACTGTTCATACTGCCAGAAGTATAGGCAATAGTTTCAACAGGCAGCGCGCGGATTTTCTCAGCGATTTCCTCCACACCATCAATAGTGCCACCATCAGAATTGATATGGAAAAGGATGCGCTTGGGGTTAGCAGCCAGCGCTTCATCAATCTGGTCATCCAGCTTATCAATGTCAGTTGCGCCAATGGCTTCAAAGGGGCTGAGTCCCTTGGCAATCATCCCGGTAATTGGAATGACATAAGTGCCGCCCTGTGTCTGGTAGGGCTTAGGGGCTTCACCAAACAGCTGGGTGATAAGGTCAGTGATCCCGGCAGACTTCTTAAGCTGCAGGTATTGCTCAGCAACTTGGTAGTCCACAAGGAATGGCTTACCAGCGCTGATAGCTTTGATGAGGTTGCGCATAGGGTGTAAAGGTTAGGTGTTGGTTTCGTCTTCAGCTTCAGGCTCAGCTTCAGGCTGAGGAATACCTGCAAGCGGGTCTTCCCCGGCAAGCTGCACTTCAGTAGCTGTGGGTTTCCCCTGCCCCTGCTGCAGCCAATTGAAGCCCGGTTTGTATAGCATCCAAAGCGGCACGCCTTCCTTTTCTGCCGTATCAATAATATAACGGAAGTCCTTAGCGCGCTTCTGGACTTCAGTGCGAAGGTCAAGCCCCCTCTGCTGGTATAGCTCGCTAGGGCTGAGCAATCCCATTTCAAGGTCAGCGCGATCCTGCGCAGCGTCTCTGCCAGCATCAATGGTCAAGCGCTTGGGTGTAGTCCAGCTGACCTTATTCCAATCAGGGGAGTCAGGCAGCTCACCATTGGCAATAGCAGTGCCAATCACAAAGCCCCAAGCGGGTGTGCATAGGCGCTCAATAGTGATGGTCTGCCAGCGCGCAAACGATCTATCAGCTTTGGCGGCAATCAAACGCAGCGCCCCGCCCCCTGCCTGTGAAGGGTTGCCGCTAAACTCATACGGCAAACCTGTGCCGCGCGCTATGTCGCGCTGGATAGCTTCAAGGAAGCCCACAAACACAGGGCTGGGTCTGTTTGACTGTATGGATTTTAAATCCTCACCGGGTTCAAGCACAGCCAGCTTACCACCCATTTGGCTAGCAAGGTTGCTGCCGTTAGAGTTAGTGCCGGACAATTCAGCAGCTAGGTTGTTAGGAACATACCCACCTTGCTTGACCAACACCCTAGTAAAATCTGAGTCATTACGGACTGCGAGGGCTTCCAGCTTAAGCAGCTCGTCTTCCGTTTGAATATCCGACCAGCTATGCTGAAGCAAGGGGAGTCCCCGGCTGCCGCTGCAATAATCCTGCTCAGCAATATGGCAGACAGAAGGCGCAGGGATCAGCTTGGCTGTCTTGTCACCAAGAATAACTGAATAGCCCACAATACGCCCCACCTTGTCAAACTGCACACCATCAAGCATACCCTTAGGCACTTGCTCACCTTCAGGGTTAGCAACCCGGTGAGCTTCCACCAGCTGCAGCTTGGCGCGCCCTTCAGCGTCAAACACCTTAAGTGCATAGCTATCACCATCACGCAGCGCGCCCCTGACTGTGATGCGCTGCACTTCTGCCCAGCTAAAGCGCCCGGTCAGATCGCAGCTCCTGCACCAATCAGCAAAGTATTCATCATAGGCAGTAGCCTTGGCAGTATCAGCGCAGTGGCTTTGGTGGGTGATACCATCACTGCCCACCACATATGTCACATAGTCCCCAAGGATTTGACGCACCAGACCGCAGTTGCGCTCACCATAGCGCAGGCGCTTCATCATCTCCACCCGGTCAGTGGGGGTATAGTCCGCGCTGAAATCTACGGCAGTGCCGTAAATCTGGGCGCGATTGTTAGACCAGCTGACGCTGTTAAACTGACTAGCACCAGCCTGCTTCAGTGTCTTCTTACTGACGCTGCCGGACTTGGTGCGCTTGTGGGGCTGTGCTTTGGGCATAAAGGCGTTAGTCTGTCAGACCCTTCCAATCAGTCCTGATCACTGTGATACGCTCAGGGTAATTCTCAGGCTCTAGCTGAGATAGGGCAAAGTAGGCTTCCGCAGCGCGGTCATTTGCGTCACCCACCACAACCTTGCCAACAGAAGTGCCACTGTCAGAATAGCTTGTGACAATAGTGCCGGACTTAATCTGCGCTAGGGCAGCGTTGTAAATGTCCAGCAAGTCCTGCTTGGGAAAGCCAATGTAAGTGCCTTTAGCCATTTGTGATGCAGAATAAGTCAAAGGGGGTTGCGCCCACAGCCATACCCAAGCTGTGACCCATACAGCTTACATCACTGAAGGCGCAACCTTGCCCAATGGTCAGGGCTAATCTGGTGCGGTCAATCATTCAGCTGGCTGGGTAGGCACTGCAGTTTCAGTAGCTTCCCTGCCTATGATGCCCCAGCGCACAGCTAGGATCAGACCCATTAGCGCACAATCCCAAGCGTGATTGCCGCAGGTCTTATTGCTGGGCAGTATCCAATGGGCTTTCCCTGAGCGCGCATCCTTTACCCTTATCTCACTTGTAAGCTGCTGGGTATAATCGTCAGGGACATTCCTGCCGTATGTATGCAGCCTGCGCTTCTGCAGACCCGCCAGCATATCCTTAGCTTGCAGGTTGCTCCAAACAATCATTTCAGCCCTGTTCCTTTGACCGGGGATAAAGACAAATTGCTTGTCTGAATAAAAGCGCTTGGTGCTTTTGCCCCCTGCATCCTGCACAGTGAAGTCAGTTTGACCGCTACCCCTTAGGGACTTCCACCCGCGCAGCGCAGTCTGGGCATATACCTCTTGGGTCTGGTCACCACAGTCCACCCCACAAAAGGCTTTGTTTACTTTATGCTCAGCAGCCAGATCATCAAGCTGCTGCCAAGTATCCAGCTTACCCCACCAGCGCAGCCTGCTATGTCCAGACTTTGACCAGCTCCTTACCTCAGCCCACATATGTCCACGCTGCATATCTGCCGCCAGCGTCCTGAAGGGGATACTCCCGGCAGGCAGGTCAGCAGCAAAGTCCAGCACCCTAGCGTCAGGGGTCACCCAAGCTTCCTTGTCCCAAGGATCACCTAGGGCATAGTCACCAGCTTCAGCTTGGCTGGCTATCTCACCACCATCCTCTGACCAAGCCTGCGCCAAACGCTTCTGCTTCCAGACCCTGCGCTGTTCACTATCATCATACAGGGTATAGGCTTCCTTAGCGCGCAGCATACTCACTGCCTCTTTTCCCCAGCTGCTATTAGCTAGGCAATTCCAATGCAGACCCACACTGCCAATGCTGCTGCTTTGGGTGGTAGCGCGGAAGCCTGCGCCCCGGTCAATCCTATTGGCTTCAGCCCTGCTGCCGGGTGTGTCAGGCATCCTATGCTGGCAGTGCGCGCACTCATAGGTTGTCCCTGCTTCTACCTGCTTCAAGTCCCAGACCCCATTAAGCTTAGCTGTTTCCGGCAGCCTGACATAATCCCAAAGCCAAGGCTGGACTGCCCCACATTTCACACAGGCAAAGCACCAGCTACGCTTGTCAGTGCTGTTAAATAGGGTGGTGGTTTCATCACCTTCATACGCGCCCTGACTCATAGCGATCACCTGACCCATCCAGCTAAAGGTCTGGGTGCGCGCGCTAGCTTCCCCAATATGACCCTTGGGATAGAGCCAAGTCTCATCCATTATCACGCGCCTTAGTGTCAGGCGCTGTAGGTTGTTTTCATTCCAAGCGCCCCGGCAGTATAGGGTCACATTATTCTTAAAGTCAGCTGTGGTGCTTTTGTCGTTATCCTCATCAGACAGAAGCGCGGCAACAGGTGGACACATCTTGAACAAAGGACGCACATAGCGTAGCATCCAATCCTTTGCTTCAGGATCGTTAGTGGTCAGCAGCATCATATGAGCTGGGGAATTGACGATTGCCCAGCAGGTGAACAAGCGCGCAAACAGGGACTTGCCGGACTGTGTGCAAGCTATGATTGATAGCACCTTTGTTTCAGGATCAGAAGCCAGCCTAAGTGCCTCGCTCACCCAAGGTGTGCGCGACAGATTGAGCCTGCCCCTGATAGGGCTGTCAGGCACTTCAGTCACATTCTGCTCACACCAATCCACAATGTCACCTGAGTAGCTGGGTCTGATGATAGCCCTAGCTGCGTCAGTAAGCTGCTGTTCCTGATCTGTCATTTGAGCTTCTTAAGTTTGTGCAGGGCGCGCAGCTCAGCATCCCGGTAGTGTATGACATTCCTAAGCCCATTGAACCCGCGCTTAACCCTATACCTGCGCACCTTAAGCTTATGCCTGCAGGTCATTTGATGCACTGCCTGCACACTGACACCATACTTGGCGGCAAACTCAGCGCAGCAAATCCAGCCTGCCGGGGGCTTCTCAGCTCCCTCATTAGCGCAGGCTTCATCCACTTGCTGCATAGTCTTCAGGGGCTTAAGTGGTCTGTAAGCAAAGGCTAAGCTATGAGTCCCTGCCTCACTGATCAGGTGATAAGACCTGCGCTCAAGGAAGCCACGCTGCCAGACGAGCTTAGCCCTGTTGCTGGCTGCGCTTAATGTCTGCATCTTCCACAGCACCCGCAGCTGGTGAACATCCAGCCAGCCCTTAGGCTTGCCGTCCTGACCGCGCAGCGCGCACATCAGCAAATCTAACGATTGGCTTAGGCTTCCCATTGGCTTGCTTTGAGTAGTTTGAAGTCAGTCTGCGCAACCCACTTGCCGGACTTGCCCAGCTTGTGAACCATCCACAGCTTAAAGTTATCCCCATCAATCAGCCCAGCTATGAAGCCTGACCCCCACCGGGAGCTGCCTAGCCTGTGGCTGCTATAAGCCATATCCTTACGGCACAGGCAACCAGCGCTGAAAGCTGCGCCCCCTTGCCACTTCTCAAGCGCAACCATTTCAAGCCTGTGGATATGACCACACACAAACGCGCCCCCGCGCTGCGCGAAGTGACTTCCCTGCTTCATCACAGCGTCCTTGCCGTGAGCGTATCCGTGAGCCATAGCAACCTTGCCCACTTCATAGACTCCCTGATCTGCGTGATAGGGCAGCACCTTCTTTACGCCTGCCTTACGCACTTCACGCATAATCCCATCCTTAACGCCTTGGTAGTAATCAGCTAGGTCACCACTACCAATGTTGTCAGTGGCATCCCACAGCCTGCGCTCGTGATTGCCCAGCAGGTATACCTGAGGTCTGTAAGCTTTCATCAGGGCAAGTCCGCAGCGCACATCTTCCTTAAGGCTTTCCCTAGCTTCCACATCCTTAGCCCCGGCGCGCAACCCGCGCAGGTCAAACGCATCCCCTAGATGCACCTTGAGGTCAGGCTTAAAGTAATCGTCACAGTATTCCAGCAGCGCAGCCACAGCTTCTGGGTCATACTGATCTCCGTGACTATCACCTGCTATGACTATGCGTATGGGTTTACTCATAAGGCTTATGGGTTGGCTAGGTCTTCACGCGCGCTTCTAGACCAGCGCTCAAGTATCTTAATGGCTAGCTCAGGGCGGTCAGGGTTGCAGCTTTCCGCGCAGTCCAAGGGCAGCTTATCAAGCCTACTGACAACCTTGGAAGTCCACCGGGTGATTATCTCCAAGGCTTCACTAAGCCTGATGTAGTCACGCGCTTCTAAGGCGCGCTTCTTTTCCTCAGCTTCAATCTCCAGCAGCAGCAGGAAGCTTTGCCTGTATGCCTGCGCTAGCTTGGTCTGCGCTGGGTCGTTAGCTTCAATGCTAGCTGCATAGACTTCACGCGCCCTATCCACTAGCACCTTATGCTGTGCAAGGGCAGTGCTGATTGTCCCGGCAGTCAGGCTACCAATGGTGCTGCCGCTAGGCTCAGGCGCTCCAGCTGCGTCAGCTGTCATAGGCTTTGAGGGAGCAAGCTTGCGCGTCCTGCCAGCCTTACGCAGATCAAGCCAAGCCCTTGCAGCTTCAAGCTCCTTAGGCATACCTTGCTGGCACAGCTTGGACACATAGCCCACTGACTTGCCTAAGGCTTTTGCCAAAGCTGCCTGAGTCATTTGCTTGTCTTAGGTTTGGCTGCGCGCTTCCCCGGCAGCTGGTGGCTTTCCTGACCGCCCACTTTTGGAAACGCTGGTTTTTTGGCGGTGGTGGATGACCCA